TAACAATGAAAAATACCAAAGCAGAACTATACAATGCTTTGCAAGAAACTAAATCTGTAGAAGAAGAAAAAACAGCATTGAAATTTATTGCTATATTTTTCTTTATCACTACTTGTCTTTTTTAAATGAAAGAACTTTGGAAGATCTGGAAGTACGCTTTAGGATCATTCAATGATAGTACAACTAGAAGATATGATGATATTGTATGCATCATTAGAACTATTATTTTTGCTCAGTTGGTAATTACCAACTTCTTTATTATTGCTGGAAACATAAGACACTGGAATGACGTACCAACTGAAAGATTATCTCTACTCAATCAACCAATCCAAAAAGAATATTCTTGATGACGATATAGATGCTGAGAGAAAGTATCCTCCATATATCGTTAACAGATGTCTGTCTTCTTTTACTGATACTATTCTTTATGTCAATGAACTGAATAAGAATCCCCATCTACCAAAGAAGTTACAGTATGACTTTTTGCTAAATAGTGTGAAACCGAGGAAGCGTTTCTCTCCTTGGGCACGTAAAGATTCTATTGATTATATTGAGTTAGTTAAAGAGTATTATGGTTATAATGACGATAAAGCTCTACAGGCACTCAGAATTCTCACCAAGGATCAACTAGATCATATTACAAAAGCATTGAGTAAAGGTGGTAAACATGAGCGGTGAAATTGAAATTCAGTGGAAGCAAACTGATATGGTCGAAGTGGTTCTTGGTGAACCAGATGACTTTCTTAAGGTAAGGGAAACACTAACAAGGATTGGTGTTGCATCAAGAAAAGAAAAAAAGATTTATCAATCTTGCCACATTCTTCATAAGCAAGGAAGATATTTCATCGTACACTTCAAAGAGTTGTTTGCTCTTGATGGCAAGAACACTAATCTTTCATTGAATGATGTGCAACGTCGTAATCGTATTGTACAACTTTTAGTTGATTGGGGACTGGTTAATATCTCTACAGAAAGTCAGGAAAAAATTGCTGACTTAGCTCCTCTAAATCAAATTAAAGTTCTCTCCTTTAAGGAGAAAGGTGAATGGACGCTTGAGTCCAAATATAATATTGGTCGTAAGAAGCAAGAAGGCGAGTAAACCGTATACTTTTAATAAGGAAAACCGTTATTTAACTTTAAATGTTTATTGTTAAATAAGACTGTGATGCCTAACGGGTCACAGTAAACAGTCGCTTATTTAAGGACAATGGTAAACAATTATGCATGGCAACAACTTTCCCCATTTTCACTCGGGTTCGATGAAACATTCCACAGACTTGAATCTCTTGCGGGAGCAGGAACAAGCTACCCTCCTTACAATGTCATTAATGGATCTGGTGGTAGAACAATATTGGAGGTCGCTCTTGCTGGATTTTCAGAAGGGGATCTAGATGTAGAGACGGAACGAAACGTCTTAACAGTATCTGCTAAAAAAGCACCAGCAGATAAAGAAAGAAATTACGCACATAAAGGAATTTCATATAGAACGTTTTCACGTAACTGGCAGATGGCAGATGATGTAGAAGTCGAGACCGTAGAGTTTAATAATGGTCTATTGATAATCACATTAAAAAAAGAACTACCAGAAAAACAGCAACGTAAAAAACACTTCTAAATAAATCATATCGTCGCCGCGAGGAGCACCTGCCAACAAACAGGTTGACTCCTCCTTTTTTTGGTGGTATAATAAAATCAAACTCTTATAGCTATGGCAGTATCTATCGTTACATTAAAAACGGGAGATCGAATCATTACTGAGTTGAAAGAAATCTTTGATGAAGAAGGTGAAGACCGTAAAGGTGTTTGTCTTTTGATGGAAGATCCTTACATCTTAAACCTTGATGATGGTACTCCTCAATATCTAACTGAATCTCATGGTATGGAATACCAAGTCAGGTTTAGCAAGTGGAATCCTTACACTCCAGATTGGCAATTTAAAATTCCATATGATAGTGTGATGACAATTAGCACTCCTGAACCAGGATTGCAAAACGCATATGAAAATAAAATTAAAGAAAAGAAAGAAGGTGAAACTATTAATCCAGAGGTATTATGACTGAGCAAAAAATTCCCCCACTAAAAACTAATCACAGTATTCGTATTGTTACATTAGCAAACGGAGATCACATTCTTTGCATGTTTGGCGAAGTTCGTAGTGATGATGAAGATAAAAAAGTTGTTGGATATCGTATGCTATATCCATACAAATTGACTCTTGGGGAAGAGAGTGATGAAGGTACTATTCCCATCTCGTATGCACGTTGGTGTCCTTTCTCTCCAATTGAAGAACATCGTCTTGGAGGAGAACATATCATTAGTGTTGTTTTCCCTGACAATAACATTGTTGACAATTTTGCGGGTAGACTTCGTGAAGTGGGATTAACAGATGCACAAATTTTCTTCCCAGAGGAGGCACCAAATGGAACTGAAAGCGAACCTGCTGAAGCTAGCGAATGAGTGGATCATTGCTCAAGTGGAACCAGTTGAGGGGGACACTTTATCAGGTGACCCTGATGTGTGGTTAATCAAACCTTATCTGGTAGACTGTGAAGGTCAACTAACTCCTTGGGCAACCCACTCATCGGAGACTGAGTTTAATGTTAGATCTTCTGACATTACTGTTGTGACTAATCCAAGCAAGGTACTTCTTGCTCGTTATATTGAATGTCTTGAATGAATTTTTACACTAGTGTTGAGCAAGCAGGCAATCGTCTGCTTGTCCGTGGTTATGAGAATGGCAATCGTTACAGCGTGAGGGTTCCTTTCAACCCTACGCTGTATTTGCCTAGTAAAAATTATTCAGAGTGGCGTACACTAGAAGGAGATTGTGTAGAACCACATAAGTTTGGTTCTATCACTGAAGCGAGAGATTTTATAAAACAGTATAAGGAGGTAGAGGAATTTAAAATATATGGTAACTCTAGATTTTTGTATCAATACATAGCTGAGCAGCATCCTGAAGAGGAACTCAAGTTTGATAGTACAAAAATCCGTGTATTTACCATTGATATTGAAACCGCTGCAGAAAACGGATTTCCCAATATCGAAACTGCCGATCAAGAAATCCTTGCCATATCCATCAAGGATAGTTTCACTGGTCGAATTATTGTGTTCGGAGCACGTCCATACAATAACAAAGACCCCATGGTGGACTACATGCATTTCCGATCAGAAGAAGGTATGTTGGGCGCATTCCTTGAATACTGGCAGGAGAATTTTCCAGATGTAATTACTGGATGGAACGTGCAGTTGTTTGATATGCCTTACATATGTAATCGTATCGAACGTATTCTTGGTGATAAGTTTGTAAAGCTATTGTCTCCTTGGAAACTTGTTTCTCAGCGTGAGATTTATATTAAAGGTAGAAAACAATTAGCAGTTGACACTCTTGGAATTTCTACTCTAGACTATCTTGAGTTGTATAAGAAGTTTACTTATACTAACCAAGAATCGTATCGTCTAGATCATATTGCTTTTGTTGAACTTGGATCTAAGAAACTAGATCACTCAGAGTTTGATACATTCAAAGAGTTCTATGAGAACGACTGGCAGAAATTTATTGATTACAACATCCATGACGTTCGTCTGGTAGATCAACTAGATGATAAGATGAAGTTGATTGAACTTGCATATACCATGGCATATGATGCTAAGGTAAACTACGAGGATGTATTCTCGCAGGTTCGTATGTGGGACAACTACATTTACTGTGAACTTCTTAGGCGTAAGATTGCAATCCCTCCTAAGACACAAAACGATAAATCTGAGAAGTATGCGGGGGCATATGTTAAAGAACCGAAGCCTGGATTCTATGATTGGGTGGTCTCTTTTGACCTTAATAGCCTGTATCCTCATCTTATTATGCAGTACAACATCTCACCTGAAACCCTCAAGGATAAACGACATCCAGAAGCTACAGTTGATAAAATACTTCGTAAGGAGATAAGCATCGACGGTGAGTATGCTGTTTGTGCAAATGGTGCTCAGTATAGTAAAGATAAGCACGGGTTTTTGCCACAGATGATGAAGAAGATGTACGATAGTCGTGTTATCTTTAAGAAGAAGATGATCAAGGCAAAGCAACAGTATGAGAAAACTCCCACTGTTGAACTCATGAAAGAGATTGCTCGCTGTAATAATATTCAGATGGCAAAGAAGATTTCTTTGAACTCTGCTTATGGTGCTATCGGTAATGAACACTTCCGATACTATCGTCTAGCAAATGCTGAGGCTATTACTCTATCTGGTCAGGTATCAATTCGTTGGATTGAAAACCGTATGAACGGATACCTAAATAAACTACTCTCCACTGAAAAGGAGGATTATGTCATTGCATCCGACACTGACTCAATCTATCTTAATCTCGGACCTCTTGTTACTAAATTTCTTAGTCATAAGTCTGGTGATAAAGCAGCAGTTGTTGGTTTACTTGACAAGATCTGCGAAGAAAAACTGGAACCTTTTATCGAACGTTCATATCAAGAACTTGCGTCGTATGTATCGGCGTATGAACAAAAGATGAGTATGAAGCGTGAGAACATCGCTGATCGTGGTATCTGGACTGCAAAGAAGCGTTACATTCTCAACGTTTGGGACAGTGAGGGGGTTAGATATAAAGAACCCAAGATGAAGATCATGGGTCTTGAAACCGCTAGGTCATCGACACCAGCGTATTTTAGAGACAAGTTATATGCAGCGTTTAAGATTATTATCGGCAACACAAATGATGAACTTATCACTTTCATCAATGTTGTGCGAACAGAAACGAGGGAACGTCCCTACGAAGAAGTTGCCTTTCCCAGAGGAGTTAACAACCTTGCCAAGTACCGTCACCCTACGGAGATCTATTCCAAAGGAACCCCAATCCATGTGAGGGGTGCTCTCCTGTACAATCATTATGTGAAAAAACATAAGGTAGAAAACAAACATGCCTTGATACAGGAAGGTGAGAAGATCAAGTTCATGTACCTTAAGACACCAAACCCACTCCATGAGAATGCTATTAGCTTCTTTGGTGAGTTGCCGAAGGAGTTTGGTATTGAGAAGTATGTGGATTATCAAACACAATTTGAAAAGAGTTTCTTGGAACCTTTGAAGAATGTGCTACAATGCATAGGATGGAAGCATGAAAAGACTATTAGCATTGGGAGTTTCTTTGAATGAGTAAGAAAATCTTTGTTGTGACATGGACTAACCATCTTGTCGGACAAGTAGGACCAGAGGACATTAAGTGCTTTGAGAACTACGATACTGCTCGTGCGTTTGCAAAACTCATGAGCAATAATTATACTTATGTAAACTTTTACGAGGATGAAGCAACACAATGGGATTCTTAAATTCTGTAATTAAAGATAGTGGCAATGAATTTGCTGGTTTGGTTAGTGAAGGAGTCGCTGCTGGCGACATTACTGATTATGTCGATACTGGCAGTTATATTTTTAACGCCTTGGTTAGTGGTTCGCTTTTTGGAGGTTTGCCTTCAAACAAAGTCACCGCTCTTGCAGGAGAATCAAGCACTGGGAAAACTTTTTTTGCTCTTAGTGTCGTTCGTAATTTCCTTCGTGATAATCCTACAGGCGGCGTCATTTATTTTGAAACTGAATCCGCCATTTCCCGTGACATGATTGAGTCGCGTGGTATTGATTCCCAACGTATGGTTTTGTTTCCTGTCTCAACCATTGAAGAGTTCAGGACTCAAGCTTGTCGTATCGTTGACAAGTATATGAAAGAACCTAAAGACAAACGTGAACCTATGATGTTTGTGTTAGATTCTTTAGGTATGCTTTCAACTAACAAGGAGATGGAAGACGTTGCTAATGATAAGCAAGTTCGTGACATGACAAAGAGTCAGTTGATCAAGGGTGCCTTTCGTGTGCTGACACTTAAACTGGGTCAAGCACAGGTGCCTATGATCGTTACCAACCATACATATGATGTGATCGGTTCCTATGTTCCTACTAAGGAGATGGGTGGCGGCACAGGTCTTAAGTACGCTGCATCTACTATCATCTATCTTGGTAAGAAGAAAGAGAAAGATGGTACTGAATTGGTAGGTAACATTATCAAGTGTGAAGCAAAGAAGTCACGTTTAACTAAGGAGGGCAGTAAGATTGAGACACGTCTATTTTTTGACGACCGTGGACTTGACAAGTATTACGGGTTATTGGAGTTGGGTGAACAATACGGAGTCTTCCAGCGGGTTGGCAATCGTATTAAGGTTGGTGAATCTTCTGTTTATCCTAAATCTATTCTCTCGAATCCTGAGAAGTACTTCACTGAAGAAGTGATGGCAAAATTAGAAGAGGCAGCTAAACAAGAATTCACCTATGGCAATTGACAAGCTGTCTACAGGGGGTTGCACGACCCCCTTTTTCATTGTATAGTATGTCTATCAACCATCGAGGATTACCCATGGATCTCACAACATTCAAGCAAAAATTTGATGCGATCAAAGAACGTGGTTACATCAAATCCCATCGCAAAGGTAACACAGGTGTGGGACACACTCTTGAACAAGAACTAGGACTGACTGAGAACTGTATTTCTGGTCCTGACCTTGAGGGTAATGAACTTAAAGCAGCACGTAAAGGCGCTGGTGGTAAACAGACATTGTTTACTAAAGAGGGTGATTGGGTTGTACCCCAGAGAGATTATATTGAAACATATGGTTTCCCTCACACCACAAAAATTGGTGAGTTGAGTGGACAATCTACTGTAACTAAAAACGTTAATAAGCGTGGTCTTCAGATCGTGACTACTGATGACTACTGTGCTATCTGTCATGACAATGTTATTATTGTTATGTGGGATTGGGACACATTGATTGATCAGTTTGCTAAGAAGTTTCCTGCATGTGTGAAAGTATTTGCTGACGTTGAGAAACGTGACGGTGTAGAATACTTCCACTACAATGAAGCATATCGTTTCATTGGTACTGACAAGAACTTGTTTCGCACTGCAATCGAGAATGATATGATTGCTATTGATATTCGTATGCGTACACAGAAGATGATTGGTAAATCTCTTCGTAATCGTGGTACTGCATTCCGTATGAATCATGGTAAAATGGAAGAACTATTTGTTAAGGAGATCATCAATTGAAGGATACTATTCTCTACGGTGACTGTCGCGAAACTCTTAAAGAGTTTGATAGTAAAGCTAGAATGTGTGTTACCTCACCACCTTACTATGGTCTACGTAACTATGGTGGTGAAGAAGATCAGATTGGTCTGGAACAAACACCAGAAGAATATGTTGACAATCTTGTAAAGGTTTTTCGTGAGGTAAGAAATTGTCTTACTGATGATGGAACATGCTGGGTTAATCTTGGTGATAGTTATTACAACTATAGACCAGGTAAAGGTCAAGCTATTCATAAACAATCAGTATCTAAAACTAACCAAGATTTACCTAGCACATGTGCCAGACGAGGTAACAAACTAGAAGGTCTTAAAGAAAAAGATCTTATTGGTATTCCTTGGATGTTTGCTTTTGCCATGAGAGCAGACGGATGGTATCTAAGACAAGATATTATTTGGAATAAACCTAATCCAATGCCAGAGAGTGTGAGAGATAGATGCACTAAATCTCACGAGTATATTTTCTTGTTTAGTAAAAGTCAAAATTATTATTTTGATGTTAATGCTATCAAAGAATCAACTGTGGATGGTAAGGGGTTGAAGCGTAAGAAAACTGTATGGGAAATTAAAACTAAACCATACAAGGGAGCACACTTTGCTGTGTATCCACCAGAGTTAATTGAACCATGTATTAAAGCTGGTAGTGAAGAAGGTGATCTTGTATTGGATCCATTTATGGGATCTGGTACTACTGCCTTGGTTGCCAAATCATTACAAAGACATTATTTGGGTTGCGAATTACATGAAGACTATGGTAAACTAATTCAAACAAGGTTAAGTGAAAAATCCTTTGCTAGGTTAAATTTTAATGATTGAACGGATTGAA